CAAGGGGAAGTCGGAAAGCTGATGACCATGTTCACCAGCCTGTTCAAGCGTCTGGGTATTGAAGAAACGCCCAGCGAAACCAAACCGAAAACCCTCACTGAGAACCCCCCAATGGATGAAACCACCGGCACAGCGCTCAAGGCGCTGCGCGATCAAATTCTGATCATCGTCGCAGGTCTGGACACCGTGATCGAAGCCGCTGCTGCCTCGGCCGCCGAGCCTGACGCCGCTCTGGTCGACGACGTGCAGGCGGCGGTCGATGCAGTCGTGTCCACCGCCGAAACCGAGTTCAAGAGCAAGAAAGAGGCCAAAGGCAACCAGGCACTGGCCGCCAGCCTCACCGCGCTGCAGAAGGAATTCAGCGCCCTGAAGGACTCCACCACTGGCCGCAACCTGTCGAAAACGACCGGCGCTGCTGACCTCACCAAAACACGGGTTCTCTGACATGGCTCAGTCTCTCAGCGCTTTTGGCGCGAAAATGTATGCGGCGCTGCAGGTGGCCATCGCTGAAAGCTACGGCGTGGATCTGTCGCGCAAGATGTTCAGCGTCGAACCCACCATTGCCCAGGAACTAAACGAGGCGATCACCGCCAAGTCGGATTTCTTGCAGCGCATCAACGTGGTCGGCGTGTCGGAAATCAAGGGCCAGAAGGTGTTCCTGGGCGTTTCCGGCCCGGTCACTGGCCGCACCAACACCACGACCAAGGATCGAGTGGCCAAGGACGCCTCGGCGCTGGACTCCACCCTGTACGAGCTTTCGTCCACGGAATCGGACGTCGGCTTGCCTTACGCGAAAATCGACGCCTGGGCGAAATTCCCGGACTTCCACCAGCGCTATTCGGCGGCGGTGCAGAAGCAAATCGCTCTGGATCGCATCATGGTGGGTTTCCACGGTACCCACGCGGCCCCGGATACCAACATCGACGAATTTCCGATGCTGCAGGACGTCAACAAGGGCTGGCTGCAGATTGCTCGTGAGCAGATCCCGCAGCAGGTGCTCAAGGAAGGCAAGGTCGCGGGCAAAGTCACCTTGGGCGTCGGCGGTGATTACGCGAACCTCGACGCTCTGGTGCATGACACCAAGCAAATGGTGGATGAGCGCCTGCGTGATGGCGGCGACCTGGTCGCAATCATCGGCTCTGATCTGCTGGCAGCTGACAAGGCCAAGCTGTACGCCAAACAGGGCGATGTACCGACCGAAAAAGAACGCATCGAAGAAGCCCAGGTGATTGCGACCTATGGCGGCCTGCCAAGCTTCAGTGTGCCGTTCTTCCCTGTGAACGGGATCGTGGTCACCAGCTTCGACAACCTGTCGATTTACTTCCAGGACTCCAGCTGGCGCAAACAAACGGTCGACAACCCGAAACGCTCCCGCGTCGAAGACTTCAACAGCCGCAACGAAGGCTATGTGATCGAGCAGCTCGAAAAGTTCGCGATGACCGAAAACGTTGAAATGGTGAGCGCGTGAGCCTGGCACTGGCGCACAAGCGCCGCTTACTTGCTCAAGGGCCAGCGGCCGCCGTCGCCGGTGCCGTAGCGACCATCTATTCAGCGGACACCGCGCTCAACAGCCCCGCCAACGCCAAGAAGCACCTGCAGCTGATGGTCGACGCGCTAAATGTCGACCTGGACCGTCTCAGCGCGATCGACAGCCGTGACCTGCGTCAGCAGCTCAAGCGCGATGAGCTGCTGCCCAAGTACCTGGACTATGTGCAGCGTTATCTCGATTCGAAATTGATTTTTCCGAACCCGGTAATGATGCAAGTCCTGGTCTGGCTGTTCGATACCCAGCAGTTCACCACCGGCCTGCAGTTGGCCGACCTGGCGATGCTGCAGGAGCAGGAGCTGCCATTCAAACGCAACGTACAAACGTTCGTGGCGGATGAGGTGATTGAGTGGGCCTACGCCGAATACGAAGTTGGTCGCACCCCTGAGCCTTACGTCTCCGATCTGCTGCACCTGGTCGACGGCGAATGGCAGCTGTTCGAGCGCATCCCTGCGCGCTACCACAAGTTGCTGGGGATCATCGCCATCGACCTGGAGGATTGGCCGATAGCCATCGCCCACTTCGAACGTGCCATCGAGCTTTATCCAGAGATCCGCGTAGCAACTCGGCTCGATGCAGCACGCAAAGCCTTGAAAAAGGCAGAGCTGGCCGCTGCAGACAAACCACCAACCGAATAACCGACTACCCCCCCCCGGCGAGAAACTGTGGATGTGAGCCAAGCCACTCGTGGTCTTGACCCACTGAAACAGTTTCCTCGCCCCTATTCGAGCGTCCAGCAATGAGCTTTTCAGGTAAACCCACCACCTTGGTGGATCAGGACATCGAGAACGACGGCTTTTGGCCGAACCTCCCCTTGGCCGAGTTCCAGAAAGGTTACCGCCTGCCGGCGGAATACCTGGGCGAGATGCTGGCCGCTGATTTGATCACCGCAATGGTCGAGGTCAACACCGACCTGGCCAAGTGCAAAGCCCGTTGGCAGTCCTCTGGCGTCGTTAGCTTGGAAACGGCTGACCCTATGGTGCTGCCGGAACGCACATTTCAAGCAGCGACGTACAAGCGCGCCGTGTACTGCCGCGCAAAAGCCAGCCTGCTGACCCAATTCGCCACCGTGACCCGCCGCGAAAGCGCCGAGAACACCGGCAAGGAACTACCGGAACGCTCGGAAACCTTCCTCGCCTTTAGCCAGGCCGCTGTTCGTTCGCTGCAGGGCCGTGGCCGCATCTCGGTAGCGCTGCTGTGATCAAGCTGCAGGCTTTGACGGCCTATCTCATCGAACGCCAGCTGGTGGCCGCTGAACAGCTCGACAGCTGGACCGACCAGGTGCAGCTGGAATTGATCTGGAAAGACGACGTCGACGGCATGCACATGGGCGACATGAACTACAGCGCCACGATCGTGCTGGAGCGCTTCGCCGATCACCCCGGGCGTCTGATGGCCCTGGTCGGCAGTTGGCTGGAAAACAACGACCAGGACCGCGACGGCCTGCCCGCCACCGTGTTCGACATCACCATGCTCGATGACGACCTGGCTGACGTGGATATCAAGCTGCAGTTCACCGAGCCGCAGTACCTGGCCGAGGATCCCGCCGGCGAAATCACCGCGTTCAAAAAGACCTGGTCTTTTGTGCCGTTCGAGCTGTGGGTTGCGGAATCAGGCGAGGTGAACGGCGATGGCGCGTAGCACCTTCGCGCTCGACGTGCGCGGCTTGCTCGGCGCCGAAGAGCAGCTGGCCCTGCTCGAGCTGCCCCCCCAGTTGCGCCGACGTTTGCTCAACAACGTCAGCAAGCGCGTGCGCAGCCTCAGTCGCCAGCGGATCCGCGACCAGAAGAATCTGGACGGCTCGGCCTTCGCGCCGCGCAAGGGATCGGCCAAGGGCAAAAAGAGGATGGAAGCCGGCCTGGGCAAGCTCCTGGACGTCACCCGCATCAGTGCCAACGAAGCCGAACTGGGCTGGCCCAACGCGCTGACCCGTTGGGTGGCTTCGCAGCAACACAACGGCGTATCCGAGCGTCGCACCGCCGCGCAGATGCGCCAGTGGAACAAGGTTCCCGAAGGTCTTGCCGCGACTGAAAAGCAGGCCAAGCGCTTGCGCCGGCTCGGTTTCAAGACGCGCCAGGCTGGCAAGAAAACCATGACTCGCCCGTCTGTGGCGTGGATCAAAGAGCACGTGAACTACGCCAAGGCGGGTCTGCTGATCCGCATCCTGGACGACGAACAATCCGAGACCTCTGGTGCGCAAAGCTGGGACATCACCCTGCCGAAACGTCAGTTCCTCGGCCCTGGCACCGAATCAGAAACCAGCGCGCTGGTGAACCTGGTGCTGCAACAAATCCTAAATTCACCCCGCTAAGCGAGGCATTGCATGGCACTCGGTAAAGTCAGCGTCAACAATCTCAATCTCAGCCAGGGTGCTGTGACTGCGATCGAACGCCACTTCCTTTTCATCGGCACCGGTGCGAAAAGCGTCGGCCAGCTGATCCCCCTCAACACAGACAGTGACCTGGATGTACTGCTGGGCGAACCAGCCAGCGATCTGAAAACCCAGATCACCGCCGCACGCCTGAACGGTGGCGATCGTTGGGCCTGTGTGGCTGCGCCGCTTGCCGCTGATGGCGACTGGCAGGACGCATTGACCCAGTCGCAACAGCAGGGCCATTCGTTCGAAGCGGTGGTGGTCACCACACCGGTTGACGCAGCCGCCAATCTGTCGGCCATGCACGACGCCGCCACTGCCCTGGGCAACACCTACGGCCGGCGCGCTTTCTTCATGGCGGCTTCTGTCGGGATCAATGACGTTCAGACCTGGGCGCAGTACCTGGTTGCCCAGAAAGCCCTGGTCACCGGCCTGGCAGCGCCCCGCGTGATCTGCGTGCCGCAGCTGCACGGCAATGACCTGGGCGTGTTGGCCGGTCGCCTGGCCAATGCCGCCGTCAGCGTGGCGGACAGCCCGATGCGCGTGGCCACCGGCGCTGTGCTCGGCCTGGGCACCGTACCTGTCGACGCGGACGACGTGCCGCTGACCTCTGCAGTGCGCAGCGAGCTGGACACGGCGCGTTTCTCGGTCAGCCAGACCTACACCGATTACCCGGGCGTGTACTGGGGCGACGGCAACCTGCTGGACGTGCCGGCCAGTGACTTCCAGGTGATCGAGTACCTGCGTGTGGCGGACAAGGCAGCGCGCCTGGTGCGTCCGCTGTTAATTGCACGTGTTGCGGATCGCCGCCTGAACAGCTCGGCCAACAGCATGGCGGTGAATATCAGCGCGCTGATGGCCCCACTGCGAGGGATGGCCAAGTCCACCACATTCGGTGGCCAGGTGTTCCCGGGCGATATCGAGCAGCCCAAGGACGGCGACATCGTCCTGACCTGGAAGAGCAAGACCGCTGTGGAGGCCTACATCAAGGTCAAGCCCCTTAACTGCCCGAAAGACCTGACCGCGAACATCGCGCTCGACCTTTCGACCACCACCACGGAGTAACCCCGCATGGCTGCAAAGATTGGCGGCAAGAACTTCGACGTGAACCTGGGCGATCTGCTCCTGCACGTCGAGACCGGCACCATCGACATCACCGACAACTCCACCGTGGCCCAGACCAAGGGCGTGCCTAACGGCCACGTCGACGGCGATGTGGCCGCTGCCGGCGAACTGGAGCTGGACACCACCAACTTCAACCTGCTGATCGAGCAGGCCAAGACCGCCGGCAGCTTTCGCGAGCTCGAGCCGTTCGACATCGTGTTTTTCGCCAAGGCCGGTGAAGAGGAACTGCGCATTGAAGCGTTCGGCTGCAAGGTCCGGATCTCCAGCCTGTTGAGC